GATCTGCTGATCCTGCTGGGCGGCAACCAGGTCGGAAAGAGCATCGCGGCGGTCTGGCTCATGTCCAGGCGGATGATGCAGCGGCGCGGCAAGGGCATCCACGTCCCCGGCGACTACGACGAAGGGGGCGAGCGGGTCTGGTTTCCCTGGCGCGAGTACGACGGCTCCCAGGCCTACGTCAACGCCAACCGGCTGATCAACGCCAGGGCCAACGACTTCAGCCCGGAGGGCCGGCAGCTCTGGACGCAGCTGACCGCGTCGCGGTTCCTCGTCATCGACGAGCTCGGGCTCGAGTTCGGACCGGTCGACAAGCCGCTCACCCGCATCCTGCAGGACCGGGTCGGCGGGCGACTGCCAACGGTCCTGATCTCGAACAAGACCCGGACGGAGTTCGCCGCAGCCTACGGCGACCGCATCGTCAGCCGGGCGGACACCCACGGGATGCTGCTCGACTGCGGAGACCGGGGCAGCACCCAACAGGAGATCCCGCTATGACCAGGAAGCAGCAGGAGAGGGAGCGACGCGGCTACGAGCAGATCCTGACGAGGCTCACCGGGCGCGTCAACGAGTTGTTGACGCAGCTGAAGGCCAGCCAGGCGGAGGTCGTGCGGCTCCGCCAGGATCTCGCGTGCGAGCGGCAGCTCGTCCAGGCGTGCAACTTCTGGCAGACCGAGGCCCACCGGCTTGCCCGCGTCGTGGCGGCCAGGACGGAGCCCGAGGCCTTCACGAAACTGGACGTCAACCACCCGCCGTTCGCGTAGAATCGGCGGCCCACGCAGCACCCACCAGAGGAGCAAACCATGTCGAACGTGCAGGCCTTACCGGGGATGGAGCGGCAGAAGATCCAAGAGGTCGACGACGCAGCCGAGAGCTACGTCGACGCCCGCGACAAGCGGATGAAGCTCATCGTGAAAGAGACCGAGGCGAAGGCCGCGCTGCTCGGCGTGATGAAAAAGCACAAGCTCGAGGTCTACAAGGACGAGAGCGCGTCGCCGCCGCTGGTCGTGACGGTGGTCCCAGGTGAAGACGACGTCAAGGTCAAGTCGTTGAAGGTGAGGGGCGACGGCGAGGACGCCGGCGAGTGAAGCAGATGCTGACGAGCGAGCAGCTCTCTAGGCTGCAACCTGAATCCCGGAAGCTGCTCGCTCAATGGGCGGAAGAGGCAGACCGAAAGCTCCGAGAGAACCGGAGCAAGTCGGCCAAGGCGCGCTGGAAGGATCCGGTCTCGCGCGCCAAGATGCTCAACCGGCCAAAGGTGGCGGCGCAAAAGGAACAGCGTCTCGCCTTGGTCGCCGCCGGGGTTGCCGTCTGCAAACACTGCGGGGAAGAGAAGCCGCTCGACGAGTTTCCAAAGGGCAGGAAGCGCAGAGATGGGCAACAGCGGTACGCCTACTGCAAGATCTGCCACCGGGATGTCGCGCGGGCCAATTACCTGAAGAGGATCTTCAAGCTGACCGTCGAGGAATACGACAAGCTCCTGGCATTTCAGGATGGGCTTTGTGCGATCTGCCGGCAGGCGCCGCGCGCCATGCGGCTTGCCATCGACCATGACCACAAGACGGGGCTCGTGCGTGGACTGCTCTGCAGCTTCTGCAACCGCGCATTGGCTACCTTCCTCGATGAGCTCGACCGTCTGCAGAGGGCGGTCGCGTACCTGTCGTCTCCGCCGGCGACACAGGCCCTCGGCCGCGAGCACTTCGGGCTCGTCGGGCGGGTGGGCAACAAGGCCTCGACGCGGAAGCGTCTCAACGGGCGGCTCTTCGAGTGAAGATCCGGGACCTCTGCCCGGAATGCGGCGCCGTCTACGAGGTCGACGTGCGGCCGGGGATCCGGATGGACAGCCTCCCCCCGCACGCGGACTGCCCGGCTCGAGCGGGCGGCTGGACCTGGGCGCTCGGGCTCGGTTTCGTGCTACTGCTGATCGCGCTCGCGGAGAAGTTCTTTCATCCCACCTGAGAGGCAAGCATGGCGAAGAAAAAGGCATCTGGGTCGACGAACTCGACGAGTGGCCGGTCACCGAGCCGGTCTACTGCCGCTGCGTGGTCGTGGGCATCAACCTCGGCGGTCCGGCCGACTACAGCTGCCAGGTCACCGCCGAGCAGCTGGCCGACGGTTCGATGGTGATCCACGACGTCAAGTACCTGAAGCCTGGAGGTTCCACGTGAAACGGTCCCTGCTTTGCCTAGTCGTTCTGGTAGCATGTGGTCAGGAGGTCGCGCCGTGGGATGGTTCCGGATCGTCGGGTTCGTCGGGAGCCTCGGGTTCGCAAGCCTCTCGCTCTGGCTCGGATGGAAGTCGCGTCGGCGTGAGCAGCTCGACGAGCAGCGCGCCCAGTGGAACGAGCGCCTCCGGAACCGGCGAATCGTCCGGGAGCTCGACTTGGACGACCAGCGCCAGCTCGACCGCGAGCGCGACGCCGCCTGGTTCCAGCTCTGGAGCCGCGTCAACCACCGGTAGCGCGCCAGCGTGCATCCCGGCCGGTGGGAACGGCTGCAGCTCAGTCGTCGGTGCTGGTGCCGCCAGTTGCTGCGGGGCCCCGCTCACCGTCTGCAGCCGGGACGATCGGTGCTGCTCCATCGTCGGTGGGTCGTGCGAGGTCAGCGCGTCCCAGTGCTGCTCGACCGACCCGACGACGGGGAACGCCGAGACCTGCAACGGGATCTCGTGCATGTAGCTTGCAGCGCGCCGTCCGGATCACCTACTCTCTCGCGTCGTGCTTGTGCTTGTCGAGCCGACGGCAGTACCCTTCATCCCCGTGCGAGATGGAGAGGGACCTCGGTACGTCAGAGTACGCGCTACCGCGAGGCTCTCCGCGCGGCATCGGTTCCTGTGGCCATGCTCTTGCTGGGTTGAATTCACGGGATCCTCGCCGCCACCGCACGGTGGCCCATACGAAGACGTGTGGGACCTTGCTGAACGCCTAGGCTGGCGCTGGGCAGCAGAACTCGCCGCGTGTCGGACGCACGGCGGGATCGAACTCCGCGGGACTGACCGGGACTATGGACGAGACGAGCCCGCGTGGAGCAAGATTGGAGTGATCTGAAACCATGGCCAAACGAGCCCCATCCATCCGAGACCGCGTGAAGGAACTCGTCAGACGGATGCTCGCTGATCTCGGCGGGCCGCCACAGCTCACGGAAGGCGGCTGATGGCTCCCCGAAAGAAGCCAGGCCCGAAGCCAGGGTCGATCCCAAAGGACAAACACACCGGGGGGAGGCCCGCGCACGTCCCAACGGAAGATCTCCGCGTGATCGTTGAAGCAGGCATCGCTCGCGGCACTCCACTGCGAAACTTGGCGCGTGCGCTTGGGATCCAGGTCCGAACCCTGCACAAGCACTACGCCAAGATCATCGAGATCGGGGCGACGCTGAAGGCCGAGAAGACCGAGGCCAGCATCCGGGATCGGGCCTACGGCCACACCGGACCGGACCGCCGCTACTACCCACCGAGCGAGAGCCTGCTTCGGCTGCTCGGGGAGCGCGACCTGGGCTGGACCGAGAAGAGCACCCACGTCATGACCGGGCCCGGAGGCGGGCCGGTCGAGGTCGTGACGAAGACCCGAGAAGAGCAGGTCGCCAAGTTCAAGCGGCTGCTCGAGCCACAGGAGACGCCCGGTGGGCAAAAGCCTCCTGCAGCTGGCTCTTGAGCGCGAGGGGCCAGAAGCGGTCGTAACGCTGCTCGGTGGCGCGGAGCCCTGCTGGGATCTCATCGCGCGGCCCGAGCAGCTCGCTCCGGGAACGCTGGGCTCCGTGCCGGGGCTCGACCCGAACTGGGACACATGGCTCGTCCTGGCCGGCCGAGGCTTCGGCAAGACGCGGACGGGGGCGGAGTGGGTCACGCGGCGCGTGCTCGACGGCGCGCGCTGGGTCTCGCTGGTCGGCCGCACCGCGGCGGACGTCCGAGACGTCATGGTCGAGGGGGAGAGCGGGCTGCTGTCGGTGGCGCCGGCGGGCTTCCGGCCGATCTACGAACCCAGCAAGCGGCGGGTGACCTGGCCGAACGGCGCCATCGCCACGACCTACTCGGCCGAGAAGCCAGACCAGCAGCGCGGCCCGCAGAGCGACACCGGCTGGGGGGACGAGCTCGCTGCCTGGAAGTACCCCGACGCCTGGGACCAGATGCAGTTCGGCAACCGCCTCGGCCTCAACCCTCGCGTCTGCGTCACCACGACCCCGAGGCCGACGCCCATCATCCGCGAGCTGGTCGAAGACCCAGGGACCGAGATCACCGGCGGATCGACCTACGAGAACTTCGCCAACCTCGCGCCCAAGTTCCTGCGGCGCATCCTCGCCCGCTACGAAGGCACGCGGCTCGGCCGGCAGGAGCTGCTCGCCCAGGTGCTCAGCGATACCGAGGGAGCTCTCTGGACGCGGAAGATGATCGAGGACGCCTTCGTGCGGCCCGAGGACGTCCCCGAGATGGTTCGCGTTGTCGTCGGCGTCGACCCTGCGGTGAGCTACCAGGAGGAAGACGACATCGACCGCGAGACGAAGCCGGGCGCGGAGACCGGCATCGTGGTCGTCGGTCTCGGCCGCAACAAGCACCTCTACGTCTGGGCCGACTACTCCGGCCGGCGAGCACCGAACGCCTGGGCGGAGAAGGTCGCGGCGGCCTACGAAGAGTTCCACTGCGGCAAGGTCGTGGCCGAGGGGAACCAGGGCGGCAACCTCGTCGAGAACATCCTGAAGACCGCTCACCGCGGGATGCAGGTCAAGATGGTGAACGCCCGCGTCGGGAAGTCGGCGCGAGCTGAGCCGGTCTCGGCGCTCTACGAGCAGCGCAAGGTTCACCACGTCGGCGCGTTCCCAGAGCTTGAAGACCAGCTGACCTCGTGGGTGCCAGGCGAGAGCGATTCGCCGGACCGCCTCGACGCGCTGGTCTGGGCGATCACGTTCCTGGCGCTTGGCCCGTCTGGCGAAGGGTACAACGGGCGGACGATCGTCCACCCTGCGAACTGGGCCGGCCGAATCAGGTAGCCGTTGACGTGAGCGCGGGTAGTGTGCTAGCAGACAGCCAGTGGCCTCAAAGCTCACCGCCGTGATCTTCGTCCGTCTCACCGAGCCGGAGCGAAAGCTCGTGGCGAAGGCTGCGGCAGACGATGGGCGCAGCGTCTCTGCCTGGACACGGCGGCTCATCGTCGAACAGGCCACGCCAAAGTCGATCTACCTCTACCCGCCGATCAGCTTGCGGCAGGAACCACCCGAGCAGCCGGTGCCAGACCCACGCCTGCCAGAGCAAGCAGGGGACGAAGGTCAGCACGCTGACGACGAACGCGCTGCTCCACTGGGCCCTCGGCATGCAGGTCTCGATCGGATGAAGATCGGAGATCTCATGCTCGAAGCTGCGCGGCTGCTCGTGAGCGCAAGATCTGTCGAGGGCGTCGAGCGGGCGCGCGTTCAAGTCACCCACGAAGGCCAGGAGTACGAACTGGTCATCGGCAATCCGGACTGGACGAAGGCTCGAACGCCCGGCGAGCTGCACGCAGCGTTGACCCACCCGAAGTCAGAGGAGTAGATCCCAGCCATGCCACCTCCCCCGCGAATCGTTGGACCCGCAGGCAAGCCGCAGCAGCCGCCCGACATGACCGTTGCGCAGATCCGAGAGGCCGCAGTCGTCGGCGTCGTCTCGCGCACGTGCCCGAACCTCATCGACGGCCTCAACGTCCTGGCCGACGTGCTCGCCGGCAGCGCTGCGCCGAACGGCGTCCCGCTCACCGAGATCACCTACAAGATCAAGCGGCAGTATCTGCTCGTCCGCGACCGCGTGAAGCAGCAGCAGCGCGCGGCGATCGGCGATCTCGAGTTCAAGCTGCAGCAGCTGGACGAGACGATGGAGAAGGGCAAGCTCGACAACACGCAGAAGATCCAGCTGACGATCCAGAAGGCCGGGATGGAGCAGGGCCTCAAGCAGCTGCGGGAGATCGCGAAGAAGTTCGCCGAGACCGATCCCGCCGTCGACGTGAAGCTGGCGGTCAACGGAGACGGCACCGTCGAGCAGCTCGACACCGAGGCTCGAGACGCAGTCGAGGCGGCCTGGCAGTCGAAGACGCTGGAAGAGAAGCAGGCGATCCTCGACCTGGCCATGAAGCCGGCGGAGAACGCAGACGCCGAGGCCGGGTCAGCTGGGCAGCGAGCGGCGGCCGAGGGCTCGCTCAAGAACGTGCGCGCACGCATCGAGACCGAGCTGCACCTGTCCGCGTCCTGGCCTGCGGTCAGGATGATCATCGAGGAAGAGCTGACCGCGATCAAAGCCGGCGCCGTGACCCTGGCGCTCGCGCAGCTGCAGCCGGACGCCGGAGACCCTCTCAAGCCACCCGCTTGAGCTGCCGGTCTCGCCCTACCTGGTAGACAGCGGCGTACCCCTCATCGATCGACGGCAGCTCAAACTCCGACAGCTGCACCACGAACTTGCGCAGGCCGACGCGCTTGGCAACCTGCCGGTCGAGGTTCCCTAGCCATGGCATGTCGCCGCCTAGGTTGAAGTGGACCGCCACCGGCTTCGCACCGCAGGCTCGAGCGAGCTCTATCCAGCGCTGTCGGTGGGCTCGCGTCAGGTTCAAGCGGTCGAGCACCACGTTCTCGCCGGCGGCCAGCGCAGCCCAGACCGCCCGCCGCTCCCAGGCTGTCGCCGTCGCGTGCGTACCGTCGAGCTGGGCCCGCATCCGGTCGTGCGAGACCACGACGAACCCGCTGTCGGCGGCGAAGGAAGACTTCCCGGAGCCCGGCAGGCCGATCAGCACGTGCAGCTCGGGCCGGTTCGAGGTCGTGAGGCGCCGGACGATCGCAGGCCAGTTGTCCTTGAACTCGATCGCGTGGTCGTCGATGTAGGCGCGGGCCTTCGGCTTCGGGCCGACGTAGACCTCGTCGTACTCGATGTCGTGGTCCTTCAGCCAGCTGGCGATCTCGTTGCCGGCCTTCATGCTCTCGCTCGACGCGGCGGACCAGATCAGGACGCGGAGACCGGCGGCGCGAATCGCAGCCATCGCCTCGCGGGCGCCATCCACGACGCCGCCCCCGATCTTCATCAGCACCCCGTTGAAGTCGACCAGCACGTCCTGCGATTCGGAGGCGAACATGCGACCGAGGCTAGCACCGCAGAGGGCGCGCGGGGAGAACCCGGTCAGCAGGAGTAGCGGCGGTACAGCCACCGAGCAAACTCGGCGAATCCAGTGTGCGCGTCCTGCGCGTGGTAGCCGCGCCACTCGCGCGAATCCCAGCCGCGCTCGTCGTGGAAGAGACCCCACAGGACCATCAGCTCGCGGTCGTTCAGGTTTGCGGCCACGAGCGGCCCGCTCATCCGCGGGACGCGATGCAGTTCGATCGCCCCCTGGACCCAGGGGCCGATCGGGATGCCGAGGATGTCTGCTCGGATGCGGTCGGTGCGCAGCATGGTTACTCCTGGCCCAAGACGATCACGCCGCCCGGCGCCATCGCGTGGGGCGTGCCGGGCAGGTAGAGCTTCAGGTCGGCCTCGTGCTCCAGCCAAGCGGTGAAGCGCAGGCGGACGTCGGAAATATTCTTCGGCGTCCAGTTCAGCAGCTTCTCCACGATGCGGCCGCGCTGGCTCGTCTGGCAGCCGACGAAGTCAGCCCACATCGGCGCCCAGAACTCGTCGGGCTTGTCGCGCCACTCCGGTTTCGCTTCCCTGCAGATGTCATAGGCCATGGGCGTCCTTCAGGTGGGCGGCGATCTCGTCCTCGAGCTTGCGCTCCCCGCCGCAGTCAGGGCAGCGAGCGTATACAGTCAGGTGCGGCCAGGGCAAGAGCGAACACTTCCCGCAGCGCCAGCGCCACACCAGCTGCTGGAAGCAGCGGCCGCAGCCCTGGCAAGGCACGTCCTGCGTCAGCCGCTCGTCCTTCAGGATCTCGTCGGGCTGCATCCGGCGGAGGTCGGTGTTGCCCAGCCCACCGTCGAGGCTGATCTCACGGCCTCGAGCGAACCCCCTGAAGAGCCGGATGTTGTGGAACACGACCGCAGGGTGCCACGGCAACGATCTTCCGTCCAGCCGTTCATCGGTGTAGCCTATCAACTCGATGCCCGACGACGGACGCCCACCGCAGCTGCCGCCCGTCCCTTCCGGGCGCCAGTTCCTCGAGCTTCCCATTACCTCGCAGCAGGTGTGGGAGAGCTACGCGCATGTCGCGTCGGTACTCGAAGACCTAGCGACGGCCGGCCGGTATCAGGGCGCGGCGCTGCTCGCGGATGCCTGCTTCACGGACGATCGAATGGTCGCGGTCTTGAACACCAGGATCAACGGCGTCTTCGCCTTGCCGATGGAGTTCAAGACGCAAGGCGAGGGGGAAGACGAATCGGAGGCTCCAGATCCTCCCAAGGTCGCAGAGCTGAAGGCCATGGTTGCCAAGGTGGTCGAGGACAACTGGGAAACGATCATGCCAGCCGCAGTCGGTCGAGAGATGCTGCGCTGGAGCATCATGCTGAACCTGGGGATCGGGGAACTCGTCTGGCAGTGGAAAGGGGATCTGCTGCTGCCGACGGTGAAGACCTGGAACCCGATGTTCGCGTACTGGCGCTGGGACACCCGCAGCGACTGGCTCATCCACAGCGGCGGGCAGGTCGAGCTCAACCCAGGCGACAGCCGCTGGGTCGTCCTGAAGATCGCGGGCCACAACCACGGCCAACTCTACGGGCTCATCCGCGCGATGGGCTGGCTCTACCTCGACCGCGTCTTCACATTCCGCAACTGGAGCCGCGCGATCGAGAAGTACAGCCTCGGGGTCACCAAGGCCTTCATGCCCAGCGCGGCCTCCGACGACGACAAGGAACGCTTTCAGGCGGCCATCGCCAACATGCCGCACGAGGCCACCGTCTCTCTGCCGGACCTCGGCGAAGACGGGAAGTTCGACCTCGAGATGATGAAGACCGATGAGGCGGTCAACTGGCAGAGCTACGTCGAGCGCGTGAAGCAGCTCGACACGTCGATCGCGGTCGTGGTGCTCGGGCAGAACCTCACCACCGAGGTGTCGGCGCAGACCGGCGGGTCGCGGGCGGCCGCGAAGGTGCACGATGAGATCCGGCAGGACATCCTCAAGGCCGACGTCGAGGTGCTCTCGTCGGTGATCAAGACCCAGATCCTGACGCCGTTCGTCTTCTACAACTTCGCCCACGATGCCGAGAAGCTCGGCATCCCCTGGGATAGCCTCGTCCCCGACGTGACGTGGAACGTCGAGCCTCCAGACGACAAGCAGCAGAACGCCAACGCGCTCTCGGCCATCGCCACCGCGGTCTCGGCCTTCTTCACCGCGCAGGCGCCCGTCGACTATGCCGCGCTCCTCGAGCGGTTCGACATCCCGATTCAGGAGAAGTTCAAGCGGCCCACGAAGCCGCCTCCGAACATGGTCTGGGAGCGGCCGCGCCTGCCGTTCCTCGAGCCCACCGACCTGCCGGACCCCGACTACCGGGAGAACAACTACGCCGACCCGCCGCCGTCGGCCTGGTCGAAGTTCTCTCGGATGAGCGAGAAGGAAGCCATCGACTACCTGCGCGTCCTCGCCGCCGGCGCCGAGCGACGCCCAGCCAAGATGCCGAAGGCCGCGCGCCTCGGGCAGCTCACCATCGACGACCTGATCGACAAGGTAACGCCGCAGGCTTCTAAGGCCATGGAGAAAGAGAACCGGACGCTCCTGGCGCTCGTCCTCAAGGCGGACAGCTATCCAGCGATGCGCGAGGCGGTCCAGAAGCACTTCAAGGGCAGCAAGCCCGCGAAGCTGCGCGAGCTGCTTGCCAAGGCCATCGGGATCGCGCAAGAACTCGGGACGCTCTCGGCTCAGTAGACCACGGAGGCTCACATGGCGGACAAGGCGACGGTCGGACGGATTCTCCACTACACGATCAAGAGCGGCGACCTGGCGGGCGACCGAATGGTCGGCGAGGCGCGGCCCGCGATCGTCGTGAAGGTGTGGCCGAACGAGTACCCCGCGGAGAACAAGACCACCGACGGCAACGGCCACGCTCTCGTCGGCGACGGGTACAACGTGCAGGTGCTGCTCGACGGGACCAACGACACCGCGGCGATCGGACAGGCCTGCCTCTGGCGGACCTCGCTCGCCATCTGTGACGAGCCGACCCCTGGCCACTTGAGCTGGCCGCCCCGCGTCTAGGTCTCCGTGCCCGAGCAGAGCCAGTTCGACCAGCTGCTCGCGGCCTTCTCGAAGAAGAGCTGGCCGGCGATCATCCGGATCTGGGTCGACGCCGGTCGCATGACCGAGGAAGAGGGCGCGCTCCGGCTGCGCCTGGTCTACGACGCCGCGGGGAAGTTCGCGACCCTGGCGGACCTCACGATGCACGACCATCTCGACAAGGCCATCCAGCACGCCGAGGGTGCGGACATCCCGATCGAAGACTTCAAGGCGACCATCGCCGACCGGATGCTTCCGACGTTCGGCGGTCGAGCTCCCACCGTGCTCCGGCAGATCGTTCGAGACGACCTGCAGCTGGAGTTCACGCACACCGCGCAGAAGATGGAAGAGCAGGAGGGCTACCTGCAGTTCGTCGCGGTGCTGGACAACCGGACCACGGAGATCTGCAGCTCCCTCGACGGGACGCTGCTGCGCGCCGACGATTCCTTCTGGGAAGAGCACAGCCCGCCGCTGCACGCCAATTGCCGCTCGCGCCTTGTCGGGTACGGCGCGCGTGAGGCGAGCCAGATCGGGATCACCAGCCGACCCGAGCGCGGGCAGTACACGCCGCCGGAGGAAGGCTGGGGCGACCGAGAGTTCCAGTACGACAACGTGCTCGCGACGAAGGATCACTTCCTCGAGAGCATCGCGCGGGCCAAGATGCGCAACCCGATTTTTTAGGGACTTATATACTTGACTCCCTTGCGCCTGGCCGAGTACGTCAACCGCCTGCCGCCGTCCGACGCCTCCTGGTGGCCCATGGAGCGCCTGAGGCGGTTCCTGCGGTCACTCTCGCCCATCCAGTCAGCGCGCGTGGAGGCCCTGCGGCGCGGCGGCCAGCTTGCCTGGGCAACGGCCTACCGGCGCACCCGTCACGGCGCGGCCGTGTAGGAGGTCCGGGCGGATGCTGTGAGTGGGTGCCTCCGCACGGCTCGCGGCGGGTCGAGCCGCCAGGCCGTCGTGGAAGCTGGCCGTGGCGAGGTACGGGTGCGCTGGATGAGCGCCCGTGAGTATGCGCGTCTCCAGGGTGCGCCGGACTTCCGAATCGACGCCGTGCCGGAGAATGCCGCGCTCTTCGGGTTCGGGGATGCCGTGTGCGTCCCCGTTGTCGCCTGGATCGCCAGGTCGTACCTGCTGCCACTGCTGCGAGGAAAGTTCACGCCGAAGCGTCGGCGTGCTACTACCTCGGCATGGCCCGTCTAGGGTAGGCGGCGGCGCGCCGAGGGAGGCTGGGTCTTGCTCCTCACCAGCTGGCCCGCAATCTGACCTTCGAGCGGCGGATCGGCGCGCTGCTTCTGTAGGGTCCTTCCACCCCAATTCAGTTTGCGTATGCTCGGTGTCGTGAAGCGCACCCACACCTTCTCGATCGCCCTCGACGCCGGAGGCGCAGACCGCACCCCGCCGAAGGAGCTGCGGCTGTTCTCCTACGGGATGAACCAGACCCGGAAGGGCAACTTCCTTCTGACGCCGAACGCCGCGCAGCAGATCATGATGGCGTACAAGGCACACGGGACGGACCTCTGCCTCGACTACGACCACGGCGCTCTCGAGGCTCCGGTCGGCCAGCCGACGCCGGCGGCCGGGTGGGCGAAGCTGGAGCTGCGCGACGACGGGCTCTGGCTCGCGAACATCAAGTGGACCGAGAAGGCCCACGACATGATCTCGAAGGGCGAGTACCGGTACGTCTCGCCGGCCTTCGACGCGGACGTACAGACCCTGGAGATCGTCGACGTCATCAACTGCGCGATCACTAACATCCCTGCAATGGACAACCAACGGCCGATGGTGGCCGCATCACGGAGGCACGCAATGAATTTCCGCGAGATCCTGGCTGCCTACTCGAAGCGGAGCGGCGCCACCGTCGGCGAGCTTTGCGAAGTCCTCGGCGTCGACACCGTCACGCTTAAGCGCTTCGCTCTCGGCAAGGCGCCGAGCAACGAGGAGATGACGAAGATGAAGGGCAAGGCCGCCGAGATGAAGTGCGACATCTTCTCCGGCGAGACCGAGAACGCCCCCATCAACGCCTCCCTCGACGGCATGGACGTCAACGCCTCGGCGGCCAGCATCTTCGAGGCGTCGCTGCCGGTGTCCAGCAAGGACACGAGCACCAGCTCCAGCGCGTCGACCGATACCACCGAGACCTCGCGCGCCGCGGATGAGGTGGACGAGGACCAGGGCGGAGCGGCCACGCCGGGCGCAGCCATCGGGCTCAAGCGGATGCAGAAGAGCCTCATCGAGCTCACGGGCACGGCCGACCCCGTCGAGCAGGCCGGGATCCTCCACGGCTGGAAGCTGGCCAAGGACGCCCAGGTTACCGACCACAACGAGCTGGTGAAGCTGAAGCGTGAATCCGAGAAGCGCGAGCGCACCGAGCTGATCGAGCTGGGCAAGCGCGAGGGCCGGTTGACGCCGGCGCTCATCGGCTTCTACGCCGACAAGCCGGTCAACGAGTTCCGGGCCTTCCTCAAGGTGGCACCGGTGATCACGCTCGGCGAGGGCGGGCTCCGCGAGCCGCCTCCGGTCGGCTCCGACGGCCTGCCCAACGGCATGACGCCCGAGCATGCGATCGTCGAGCAGCTCCTGCCCGGCGAGGGCGGCGCGAAGGCCATCGTGGCGCTGTCGCGGCAGCTCGCTCCGTCGATGCTGAGCGGGACGCACATGGCGAACACGGTGAAGGCGCCGGAGTTCGACAACGCGATCCGCGCGAGCTTCCTCTCCTCGCCCGAGCCCGAGGGCTGGATCCCGCGCAAGCCCGCCAAGTAGGCCACCGACCGACCCGACCCCGACCCTCCACCAACACGCAAACGACGAGGTAAAAGACCATGTCCGCTCTCACCGCTCCCCGCAGCACCGCCCAGTACGGCGGGTCTCCGTTCGGGGTGCTCCCCGAGACGTTCGCCTTCACCGTCTCCACCGGGGTGACGCTCTACCAGGGCGCCCTCGCCGTCGTGAGCGCGTCCACCGGCACCGTGCAGCCCATGACCCAGGCCAGCTCGCTCGTGGTCGCGGGTCGATGCGAGGCCGGCAACGGAGGCGTCTCGAGCTTCGCGGCCGGGACGCAGGCGACCATCCGCGAGGGCGCCTTCCTCTGGGACCTCGACCCGAACCACAAGCCGACCGCGGCCAACTTCGGCGCGCTCGTCTACGGGCTCGACGACCACACCATCGGCACGAACGCCAGCTCGAGCTCGATCGCCGGCGTCTTCCTCGGCCTCGACCCGGTCTCCGGGCAGGCCATCGTGCTGACCACGTTCTTCGCCTCCCTCCTGTAGCCACCGAGAGAGCCCTCCACCCCAGCAGCCCACCGACCGCCGCAACCGCAAAGGGAGACACCGAAATGGACATCACGAATGCGAGCCTGACTGCCCTGTACGTCAAGTACAGCCAGATCTTCCAGCAGGCCTTCCTGCGGTACGGGATCTACTGGCCGAAGTTCGCGCAGCTCTTCAACTCGACGACCACCACCGAGACGCACGTGTGGGCGGACCGGATCCCGATGCTTCGCCAGTGGATCGGCGACCGCATCATCCAGAACGTCAGCCTGCGGACCTACTCGCTGACGAACCTGCCCTTCGAGCTCACGGTCGGGCTCGACGAGTTCAACGTCCGCGACAACAAGATCAACGCCTTCTCGCCGACGGTGCAGATGCTCGCCCAGCAGTCGAAGAAGTGGGGCGACACGCTGTTCTACGGCATCCAGTCCGGGACGGCGAACGCGGGCGCGATCGTGGCGGGAGCCTCGACCACGACCTACGACGGCGTCGCCTTCTGGTCGGGCTCGCACCCGGTCAACACCGACGCGGGCGCCTCCGGCCCGCTTGGCAGCCAGAGCAACTTCGCCACCGCGACGCCGCTCACCACCGCGAGCTACTTCGAGGCGCGGCAGACGATGCGCGACTACCTCGGCGCCGACGGGCTCCCGCTGAACGTGAACCCGTCGCTGCTCATGGTGCCGACCGCGTCGGAGGCGGCCGCCATCCAGATCCTGCAGACGCAGTGGACCGCGCCCGCAGCCGCCGTCGGCCAGAACGCTGCCGGCGTTGTCCAGCAAAACGCGATGTACGGCACCGCCGACCTCCTCGTGACCCCCGACATGGGCGTCATCACCGAGGTGGGCGGCAACCTCGGGACGCCCTGGATCCTCATGGACCCGAGCGGCCCGGTGAAG